TTGTGAGATTCAGGTTGTTTAGAAGCTTTGATATTGATAGCAAAACATGGTAAGTCTTTGTCAGTCCACTGACCATTGACTTTTTGTCTTTGATGTAATACAATGTCTGCAATATCAAAAGCTTTAGCTTCAGTACCATCTGCAAAAGAATACTTATAAGATGGTATAATGCTAGTTAGATTACCTTTTTTAACACCTTCTGTTCTATCTAGGTAATCATTAGATATATCAGATTTGACTTTAGACAAGTCTTTGGTGATTGAAGTTATTAAACTCATAACATATAATTTTTGATTAAACAGTAGAGAACAACATAAGCTGAACTCTACTGAGTAATAAATAATAATGAAAAATTCATATAGTTTATCCACATATAGGTGCTTCAGTTGTTCGCAAGGCTACTGATGAATCCGTGATTGTATATATATAAGCTGTAAGCTAGTACTATATCAAAGTACGTAACTAGTACAAAACAACTTATACAACAGAAAACAACAAAACTTTACAAAATAGCAATACAGCACAAATTGTACAAATAGTATACTGAAATGAAAAAAGAACACAAGACCACTTGACAATGTCAAATATTTTTCGTAACTTGGGCGGGAGTGGGACAACTGGTACACACAAACCATGCAAAACACCTAAATAATTATAACAACACAACTCAACAATTCTACAACAATTTATACACACCACAATAATAGTGAGAAATAGTGTATCACTCATCTGTACATACATTGTAAAAAAAAAAAGTTATAGGTAGATTTTATTTATAAGGGCTTTACAATCTAATAGTTATGACATACCTTACCTATAACAGTATATAACAACAAAAAACTGTTCGATAGAACAGAAAAACAAGCCGTACCGCAGGTACAACCGCTGAAAGCGTAAAAAAATGTACAATACTACCCATAATGATAGTGAACAAAGAAAAAAGGGCACACTATATGTACCCTACTTTCTCTTAATCTAGATATAACCATTCATGAGAAGGTAATTTATCTTTAAGTTTGCGATTTTGATTAATTATATAATCGTGTGCGTTCTTAAATCCTTCTAATTTAACTTTAAGACTTTTGTTTTCTTCTTCAAGTTGACGATTTTCTTTTTGTAATAAAAGATGTTTGTCTTCTAATATATCTAATTCTACTTTTAGTTTTTGATTATCATAATCATTATTAGATAAAAAGTCTTTGAAGTTATCTGTGTTCTTAAACGCATGATGTAGTTCTTTGATTTGGTAAGCTAAACATATGATAGCACCAACGCAAAGTAAACCTGTAATAATTTGTAATAAATCCATAATAATAAGTTTTAGTTATACAGTATTAAACAACAAAAAAAAGAGGACCGAAGTCCTCTCTAAATATAGAATGCCGTTTTCCTTATCCACGATGGCTTTCGTGCATATTGCTTAAACATCTAAAGATGCTGTCTGATTCTGTTTAATTACAATACACTATACAACAACAAAATAGCTGTGTAGAAAGTCAGAGTAGAAAGTAGCAGGGGGTGCTCTAAATTTACAGGACCGTAGGGGCTATGTGATATAAACGTTCATCCACTCAAAAATATAAAAAAATTTTTTTTTCGTAGCTTTGCTGTATGAATAAAAGTTTTTACTTTAGAAAGAGCGCCACCCTTACAGATGACGACGATAATGACAATTCGTTAATAGTTCCTGTAAACAAAATTTTTTATATGGTAGGTTCTTCTTCTATAGTTACAATGTACTTTAAGGGTTTAGTAGAGAACCCAGAAGAATATGATGTAGCTCCAAACGCTGTAGCTTTAACTATAACTACTGGAAGGGCAAAAACAGTTCTACAAGATATAGCCAACGCAGTAGATAATGGTGAAGAGTCTATAGTTACAATATTTGATGCTGTAACTGGAGATAAAGCAAGTAGCGAGATAACATCAGTTGTATTAATATCAATAGACGAAACATGAGATATTTATATTTTAACACAGCCGCCAATACACACAAAATGTTTACTGTGGACGCTTTCCTAGGAGGTTTTCCTACAAGTGACACTAACTTAAGATTGTTTTTTGAAAACTCAAGAAGAGCTAGTGCTTTGCCTAATACTACGTCTTATATAATAGATTTAACTGTAAGTTCAAATAGTCACAAAAAAGCTTTAAGTGCAATATATGACGCAATACTAACATCAGAAAATGCTATGATTGTAGTAGCAGATGACGAAAATAGTATATACATAGACGCAAGTATAACAGCTGCAGCACATACAGACTCTCAAAGTTATTCATGGAGAACTGGATGGAATGGTTATGATGCTTTAGTAAAAATATTACCAAGCGATTTTTCAGCCGCTGATAATGGTAGGCCAGTAATGATTGATGATTCTAATATAGGCAGTAATGATTTGTTTTTAATTAGCGATGGGGCAAATGATATGTACGCTAGTGTGTCTATACCAGCAGGATATAAAGCAACGGCTGTAACAATATATGGTAGTGACACGGGTCAAGACTTTTATGTATATAGTGCTCTTATTACATCTAATACAATTATTGATATAGGAACAGGGGCTACTTCTATAGAAAGCGAATGTACTTTAGCTACTACATTTGTAGGCGGTAATACTAATTATTTAATGATAAGGGTAACATCAGACGGAAGTAGTGATGAAATACATGGTGGTACTGTAGTAATAGCTCCAAATTTAGCATAATGGGTGTATTACAAAAAATTTTTAAACGCTTGCGCGTTTGGTGGAAACAACACATTATAGACGAGGCGCCAAACGACATAAACTTATGATATGGAAAAATATAATTATGGTGTAAAGATTGACAGGATAGTTGATGGGGACACAATAGATGTAATGATAGACTTGGGTTTTAACACTCATATTAAAAGAAGAATAAGGATGTATGGTATTAATGCGCCTGAAAGCAGGACTAGGGATTTAGAAGAAAAAGCTAGGGGCCTTGCCTCAAAAGAAAGACTCACTGAAATAGTAGATAATGATGATATTATAATGAAGTCTCATGGAAAAGGAAAATATGGCAGAGTCTTGGGTGAGCTTTTTATAAAAAAAGAAAATGAGTATATTAGTGTAAATGAAACATTAGTAAAAGAGGGATTCGCAAAGGAATATTTTGGCGGAAAACGATAAAAAAAATAATTCTTATCTTTGAGTATTCTTTTCTAAATGTTTAAATTATCATGTGATTAGGGGGTCATTCTGGCCCTCTTTTTTTTTATTATCTTTGTACAATGGAAAAATATGCTTTGTTTGTTAATAGCGCAACAGATATGTTGTTGTTACCAGTAAAAAGTTTTATAGGAGGAAAAGTGACTTCAGCTACAGTGGTAGATTTATATTTTGAAAAAGCGCCTTTGTCTTATAAAATACCACTAACAGTAGATAATAGCAGGGGTGATATAGTATTAGAAAGTATTTCTGAAATATTTAACACTTATCCTGAAAACACAATAAAGTTTTCTGATATAGATACTTTTTATGCTGTAGGTAGTGTAACAGCAGTGGGGGCTTTTACTAAAATAGTAGTTAAATGAGATATAACGTAACATTTACAGTTAAAGGACACATAGAGCAGTTAGGTAAACTAGCTCCATTTGCAAATTCATCTGCTACAGACTTAGTTCAATACTATGACTCTTCTGATGATAAATATATAGATTTTGCAACTTTAGATATAAAGGTAGGTGACGAAATATATTTTAATAAAAAAGAAAAAAATTCATTTGGAAAATTTATTGATAAACAAACGCCAACAAAAATAGGATTAGTTTCATCGGCAGTTACCGCCAGAGTTATTTCTAATACAGCTATAGGTGAAGATTTGTTTGAACAAAATAAATTATCACAAGCAGAAGTTTTTGTTTCAAGAAACTTAAACAAAACACTTGAAATGTATTCATACCCAATAGATTGCTATATAGGCGCATCTTTATACTCTAACACTATACTGTCTTTGTTTTTTAAAAGAAACAACGATTTAATAGATGAAGTTAGAATTAACACGCCTGAACAAAAAACTTTAGAGGTTTTAAATTTAATTTTAGCCCAATTTTCTAACCCAAACAATAGGTCTAACACAGAGATAGGCAACACATATTTGGGAAAAAAAAATTCTATATTTGTTAGTGTTAATAAAGTTATAACATCTATTGCTAAAAATATAAATTAACATGTTATCAAAATTTCATATCTTTGACATATGCTAATGAAAAAAACTAAGTATGGTCAGGTTCATAAAACCTTAAGAGGGAACTTGTATCATAACACATTTTTTAAGGAGTTTGAATCAATAGTAAAGAAAGAAGAAAAAATAGCACTAGAACTTGTTAATTTAGGTTATGTAATAACTAAAAAAATAATAAGTTATGTAGGGGGAGGTGTATATAATGGAGTGGATACATACTTAAATTATGACACTGGAAAATACGAAGTAGATAAATACACTTATATAGAACATGGTGTATGGAAATTAAAATTTAAAATAAAAAAAAATAATGGCAACACTTAGAGTTACACACACAGAAGATATTGTTTTAGATGGAAGGCAACAAGGTTCTACTAGAACAATGACATTTGAAAACATAGCAGATACCTATGCAAGAACATTTACTGTTTCTCAACAAGCATTAACAAGTTTGTATACAACAGATTTAACTGGTTTAAATGGAGCAGTTCAAGATGACTCATCGGTAAAATATGTAAGAATTACTAACCTTGGAAAAGAACCTTTAGTAATAAATATTATTGCAGAAGGTGAAAATCACTGGGCTTACGAAATACAACCAACAGAATCTTATTATTTATATTCACATAATTTAGCAGCTCTTGCTGATGACGCTGCTGATATTACAACAACTGAAATAAAATCATTAAATGATGTAGATGAGGTAAAAGTTTATTCTGCTAGAAGCATTGGAAGGGTGGAAGTTTTTATTGCAAGTACGGTAACAAATTTTTAATATATGGCTACATTAACATCAACAATAATAGAAACATTAACACTAGATGGTCAAACTTTTGATTCAACAAAAATAAAAACTATATCATCTATCACACAAGTTTTAAAAACTATAGTAGAGTGCCCAACTAGTGAAATAAATATAGTTACATTTGCTTCAGCCGCAACAGGCATATCTACCTTAGACCAAGATGATGTAGAGTACGTAAGACTTACTAATTTAGATTCTACTAATTTTATTACAATAGGTATAGAAAAAGAAAGCTCCACTGCTTCTGTAGCTGCTTTTAGATTAGATGCAGGTAGAAGCTTTATATTACCTATATCAAATACAGCAACAGAACATCCACAGTTTTTTACAAGCGATAGTGCTCACGATTCAAGTGCAACACAAATAGATATAGAAACCATTACAGCTTTAGCAAATAGCTCTGCTTGTAAATTAGAAGTATTTATAGCGTTGAACACAACAACATAGTATGTATTTACTAAATATAGATAAGCGGGGGCAAGCAGTAGAAACAGACGATAGTTTGTATGCGATAGAAGAGTTTAGACAGGTAGTTGAAGAACATGGATTGAAGGGAATACTTTGGGTGGCATTAGTTTGTGACTATGACTCTCCATATAGACACTTTGTAGAAAGAGAAAGAGTAAAATCAGTAAGTAAGGCTGTGTTTGATAAGTTTGAATGGAAAGGTATTAAGAGTCAAAGTATAGCTAATGCAATATCTAAGTATAAAGAGTTGCAATTTGACCCATTAGATGCACAATTAATAGCATTTAATGAAAAAATTGATGAGTATACTAGACTTATGCGTACTGTTACAATAACAGAAGATAATGCAGAAAGCATGCAGAAAATAATGATAGGCATAGAAAAAGTCTTGAATACTAGACAAAAACTATTAGATGCCATAGAAAGAAGAGGTGTAAGAAAAAAAATAAAGGGTGAAGCAAAAATGAGTTATTTAGAACAACAGTTAAATATTAAAAATAATATTTAATGTCTATAAACATTAAAAAATATTCCCCTGTTGTATTTCAGGGGATACCTGATTTGGACCCAGAATCTGTGTCTTACCAAGAATATTGGGAAGAACAGATACATAGATGTATGCATGGCTATAAGCCAAAGGGAATGGACAAAATAACAGGAAAACATTATTACTATTTAAATTTTTATAGAATTTTAGGTAATAGTGGTGAGGACATGGGAAATAGAAAAACTCTTATTGCTCCTTGGTATAGAGATTTAGATAAATTGTATTTTGATTTATTTGAACAATGTAAAAAGGAACAAAAAGGAATGATTGTAATAAAAGCCAGAGATAAAGGTTTTAGTTATATGAACTCCGCCCTATGTGGTCATGAATATACATTCTATCCTTATAATGAGGTTGGAATAGCTGCAGGATTACAAGTTACTGCAGATTCGTTCTTTGATAAAGTAAAAAAAGGTTTAAATGCACAGCATAATAACTTTAAACATTCTGTAATTAAAGATTCGTCTGATATTGTTAAAAGTGGTTATAAACAAAAAACAAAAGACGGAAAATGGATTATAGGAGGTTATCAATCGGCTATACACTGTAGAACAATGTCTAACCCTGAAGTATTTAAGGGTGAACGTTTAAGTGTTATGGTATTTGAAGAAGCTGGTGAGTTTAAAGAGTTACTAAATGCATACATGTCTTCTAAAGCTTGTTTTATGGATGGTAACGTACAATTTGGTGTACCTGTTATTGGTGGTACGGGTGGTGATATAGAAACATCATCTAAAGATTTTATGGAAATGTATTACAATGCAGATTCATTTAATTTAATACCTATGTTTATACCAGCTTCTGTATGTTACTATGGTTTTTTTGATACTAAAACTGGTGTAAGTGATGAAAAAGGAGCAAGAAAAGAGTTGTTAGATGAAAGAAAAAAGTTAGAAGGTAAAGATAATAGTAAAGCTTATAATTTACATATACAAAACTACCCACTAACTGTTGAAGAAGCTTTCTTAAAAACTAAAGGTAGTAGATTTGATTTAGCTCTTATAAATGCACAACGAGGTAGAATAATGAGTCATAGTAGATTAGAAACACAAATACAGCGAGGTAGAATAGAATGGGTGTTTGATGATGAAGATGGATTTGTAGATGAGGTAGAGTGGATAGCAGACCCAAGAGGTCCATATAAAGTTTTGGACCACCCTTTAGAAGAATACGAAGGATTAGATATAGGTGGTATTGACTCTTATGACCAAGACACAGCACAATCTACATCTTCGTTGGGTAGCGCTATAATATACAGAAGATTTGTTTCTCCAGATGTACCTAGCGATTATGTTGTAGCAGAATACACAGAAAGACCAAAAACTGCTGAAGAATTTTGGGATGGATGTTTAAAATTAGCCGTATATTACGAAGCGAAAATGCTTATAGAATATACAAAAATTGGTATTATAGATTATTTTAAGAGAAAAAATGCTCTTAAATATATGAAAGAAAAACCAAAAACTGCACACGCGCCTGGAACCCTAACTAGAAATAGATTTGGTTTACAAATGAACAAACAAACAAAGGCCGTTATGGAGCAGTACATGAACGATTATATTAAAACTAGTGTTGATGATATATGGTTCATTGATTTGTTAAATGAGCTTGCTGATTATGGTACACGAAACACGGATAGAGCTATTGCTTTTGGATTGTGTTTAATACATAATGTAGATATATTTCGTGTTCAGGCAAGAGAAAAAGAAAATAAAAATAAGAAACTTGGATTTGTTTACTATAAAAGAAAAGATGGTAGACTTGTCCCTTTTAAAGATTAGGATATGCCATATAATAATTTTCCTAGGCAGTTGCTTAGTGACAAAGAGAAAACAAAAGAATGGTGTGAGCAAAATTTAGATGCTATGGCACCTTATATAGCTCAATACAATAACAATCTATATATTAACGATAGATATAAAGATATTCGTAATTATCAAGCTTATCATGGTCATTTTGACCCAAAAGATTACGAACACGTTACCGACCAATATGGTACACCTTTTCCTGCTCGTATGACTAATTTTAATATTATAGCACCAAAAATTGATTTATTAACAAGTGAAGAACTTAGAAGGCCAATGGAAACTAAAATAAGTTCTATAAATAGAGATGCTGTTAATAGAAAACAAGATTTTAAAGTAGGCTTAATTATGGATTCTTTATTGGGGGATATAAAGAAAGAAATCAATGATGTAATGGGCATGGAAATAAATCAAGATAATTCAGATTTTGAAATACCTGATGATATAGAAGAGTTTATGAGATACAAATACAAAGAGGCTGTTGAAGAAGTGGCTGAAGATGGTGTAGAGTATTTAAAACAAAAATATCGTTGGAAAGAAATATTTAAAAATGGATTTAGAGATTTACTTGTTTTAGGTAAAGTTTTTTATAGAGTAGAGGTAAAAAATGGAGACCCACATGTAAGAAGAGTTGACCCAAGAAATATAGCTTTTGATTCTGCAATAGACACTGATTATATAGACGAATCACAATGGGTTATAGAACAAAGATGGTTAAGTGTAAATGAAATACTTGATGAATTTGGAGATGATTTAACAAAAGAAGATGTTGTTGAATTAGAAAAAATGAGACACATATCATCAGGTACTGAACTTGCTCATTACAATACAAGTATGGAGTGGTTAAATTATGACTCATCTACTGGAGTAAGAATTAGATTAATACAAGGAGAATGGAAGTCAATAAGAGCTTTAAAATTTAAAGTTTCTCCAAATAAATATGACCCAGATAATCCATTTAGAAAAGCTGTTTCTGATACATACAAGCCAAGAAAAGGAGAGCAGATAGATACTAAATATGTAGATGATATTTGGGAAGGAACAAAAATAGGTGGTAGAATAGTTGTAAGATGTAGAAGGAGACCTAATCAGGTAAGGTCTGTAGATGATGCTGGCTCTACACCTTTATCTTATGTAGGGTGCACTCACAATATGTCTGCAGGTAGAGTAACTAGTTTGGTTGATGTGTTAAAACATATACAAGTTTTATATAATGTTGTAATGTACCATATAGAACTTACTTTATCAAGAGCAGGTGGTAAAGCTGTAGTTTATGATGTATCACAAATGCCTTCTAATATAGGCATGGATATGCAAACGGTATTATATCACATTAAAAATGATGGTATTATTCCTATAAACTCTAGAGATGAGGGAGCGGATACCGCAAGATTTAATCAATTTCAACAAGTAGACTTTACATTATCTAGCTCTGTTCAACAACTTATTAATCTTAAGTTAATGTTAGAACAAACAGCTGGACAAGTTTGTGGTATATCTCCACAAAGAGAAGGAGCTGTGTCACAATATGAAGCCGTGGGTAATGTACAAAGAACTGTAATACAATCTAATTTAGTTACAGAAAATTGGTTTTTTCAACATTCACAAGTTAAAAAACGTGTAGTAGAAAGAGTGTGTAACTTAATGAAGGTTTGTTGGGCAGAAGGTAAAAGAGCAGGTTTTATACTAGGTGATGGTGCTTTTAAATTATTAAATATATTTCCAGATATTGCATTAAATGATTATGGAATATTTATTAATGAAGGGGGTAAAGACGACGCTATTAAACAATCTATAACACAATTATCACAAGCCGCTTTACAAAGTGGTAATTTAAAATTATTAGATGTTATTAAAGTTTTAAAAGCTGACACTTTAGTTGAAGCGGAACATGTATTAGAAAATGGATTAAAAGAAATGCAACAACAAGCAGAGATGGCCCAGCAACAACAACAAGCCGTTTTACAAGCGCAAGCTGAACAAGCTGAGTCTCAAAGACAACATGAAATTAATTTAAGAAGTATAGATGCTGAAGCTAAGATTAATGTAGCTAGAGAGAACGCTAAAGGTAGAGTAGATGTTGCGAACATACAAGCTGATGTAGAGGCGGATATAAATGCTGATAAACTAAAAACTGCATTACAAAAAGAGTCTGTAAAAGCGGAATATGATATGGAAAAAGAAAATAAAAAAGCAGAAAAAGATAAAAAATAAATTAACTATCTTTGTACAAAGCAAAAAGCAAAAATTAAAATTATGAGCACAGAACAAAAATCAGGTGAAGACCTAATAGAAAAAGTTGAACAGGAAGCTGTTGAGCAAACGGAAAATAAAACAGAAGAATCTACTGGATTTGATGCTAAAGCATTCGCTGGTAATGAAGAAACTGTTAAAGAGGAATTAGAATCTCCAGAACAATCTGAAGAAGAGGATGCTGAAGAAGTTGACTCTACAGAAGAAACAGATGAAGATGGTTTTGAATGGGGAAGTGTAGAAAAGAAGGATGAGGAACCACAAGAAGAGGATTGGGACCCAAAACCAAAACAAAAGAAAGAAGCAGTTGAAGAAGCTGTTTACGATTGGGGGGCGTTAGGACAAGAGTTGGGTCTTGATGCTAAAAATGAAGAAGAATTTAAAGCAGCTGTAAAAACAGCTGTTAAAAAAACTGTTCCTGTTAACGATACTATACGTAACATGGAGGGGTTTTTAAAAATGACTGATAAATCTCTTGTAAAAGCAGATTTAGAAGCGTCAGGTTTGTCAAAAGAAGAAGTAGGAGATACAGTTGATAGATTAGTAGATTCAGGTTTACTAAAAAGAGAAGCTGTAATGATAAGAAAAAATTTGCAAAACTATATATCTAATGAAAAAGATAAAATAGCAGCAGAAGAATTAGAAAGAAAACAAACAGCGGACAGAGAAAATTTACAAACAAGAAAATCATTACAAAAATATATAAAAGAAAAAAATGATTTTTTTGGTGGTAAGATTAAAACAAAAGATAGAAAAGAACTTTATAACTACATAACATCAGGAAATTTTGCCGATGAGGTTTATAGCAATGTTGCCAATGTCGCCGATGCTGCCTTTTTGTGGAAATACAAAGACAAAATTTTTAACATGTTGCGTGGTCAAGGAATGGAAACAGGCAAAGCCTCTGTAATAAATAAGATTACTAATCCCGACCTTGGTAGAAGAAGTCAACGAAGCGAAGTAAAACCGAAAGGAGGCTTTGACCCAGTTGAGTTCATGAAGTGATTC